CCTCAATCCAAACCTCGCGGTCTGGATACTTTTGTGAGATTTGAGCATATAAATCATCGCTCATCATCTCGCAACTTTTATAGTCTAAACTTAGTGTAGCATCTTTATAAAGATTTTCCAACCAACGTTTAAACTGAATAAACTCTACATCACGATCATTGTGTGTGACACCTAACCAAACACGGAAATGAAAAATATGTCTATGTTCATTTGCTAAGAAACTTACATCGTACTCATCACCTGTTGCTAGTTTCGGATCTGTTGCAGCCGCAGGATAGCAATGAATGCCTTCCTTACGGAAAGTTACCCAGATCATTTTATTTGGTCTAATGTCTTGTTTAATGTTCATTTAATTTCATCATCTTTGTATTGATCCCAATCCGTAAACTTTTCACTATCTAATAGGTCGTGTAGTTTATGGGTCCAGACTCCAGGATTTGTTGCTTCAAAATCTTTGTCGTCTATTTTAATTGTAGCATTATAGTTAAATTGTGTCAAGTAAGGAAGCTTCACAGATATCATCGAAATAAATTTTCTGTATTCATTAAAACCGCCTTCTAATACACCTTCTGCTTCTTTAACATCGAAGTCTAAGGTACACCAGTAACCTGCTTTGAGACAAGGAAAAATCATTTCTTCCCAAAGTCTCCAAGTTACACTATCATTAACTCCGCCTGTTCTAAAACTTTGATTGGCGCCAAAATAGATATGTTTAACATCATTATCTTTAGCGGTTGCTAATACAACGTCTGACGGATGTATGCCTGTTACAAATAATGTTTCCATTCCGTAAGCAGGACTATGTTCAACTTCAACACCTACAAAAAATTCAACATTATCTACGGTACCGTCTGCGTAATCTCTATTCATATTGATTCCATTCTACGTTTAATACCTTCCATGTCGTCTTTAATTTTAAGACGTCTTTTTTTAAGAAGTTCTAATTCTTCATCCTTGAATTTTCCAGAACGCATAGCGTCATCGATATCTTTATCAAGTACCGCATGTACTTCTTTAAGACTTGCTAAATGGTGCTCCAATTTTTCACGATTCATCGTCATTTTCTATTTTCCCTTCCTCAAGAGCTCTAAGATCATCGTCATCCTGCTGATCAAATGTTTCTACTGATTCCTTTTTAGCATCGCCCCAGTCAAACAGTCCTACGTTAGCATGAGCTTTTGGACCACCTTGTAGGCGAGCACCTTCTAAACTACGTAAAAATACAATTGAACTATCAATTAATTCAAATGCTTCTTGTTTAGTTTTTGTTTCAAAAAGTTCTTCAATAAATGTAGCAAAGTACAAAATTCTGCGTGGAACCCAATCGCTAAACTCAATTTCTTTTTTACCTTCGATACCCCAGGTTCTCCAATTAGGTTTAAATCGAGTACATTCAATATCCATTAATTGTTGTGCTCGTTGTACAGCAACAATATGGCAATATACATTATGACCCATCATCATAGCATAACTAAAACTATCCCAGCTTGTTTTGTTTGGAATCTTACCTAACTTGTTAAGTCTAGGAGTTTCATGATAATGTTCTGGATTTAAGTGATCAAACTTAGCACCATTTAATTCTTTGTCTGTTTTACGTGTACCTAAATTGTAATAGGCAATATCTTCCATTGTTAGTCTAGTGCCAAATTCGGATTCAAACGGGAATGGAATGTCGTTTCTTCCCGACAGTGACTTGTTGTCTGGGGCTTTGTCCATAATAACCGACCAACGTTTGTTTGTATGTTGGGCGTTTGTATAGACAAGTCCTTTTGCTGTTGCAATAAACGGTGAGGCGCAATCAAAAGAGATGGTAAGTTCTTCATTGATATGTTTCCTAATTTGTCGCTGAATCAAGGTTAAGTAGCATGACCAGTCAAGCTGTGCGGTGCCCAAGAAGTGAATCCAATTCTTGTTAGTTAGTAATCCTTCGTCACGTAAGGTCATTAAGCGTTTAAGTGTAATATCCATCTTACACATATTAGCACCACCAAATGCCCAACCTTCTGCTTCTTTACCAGCATACGGTCCAGTTGGATCGCTAAATTCTTTTACACCTTGATACCACTTTTCTGCGGTATCCCAATCACTACCTTGTAATACGTTTAACCATTTAGTTTGACCTAAACGATTATCAAGGAAGAACTTGTTATTAAATCTTGTTTTTTCTAAACAATCTTCAAAAGATTTTAATCCAGTCTTTGGGCTATGAATGTGATCACATGCCCAGGTTGGAACGTCTAGCATCATAGACCAATCGGCAGTTACTTCTAACCACTCTAAGATTTGTCTGCGTGTTTTATTTGCCTTTTCGCCTTCAAAGTCTAGCCAATCAAATTTAAGAACACCTTTACCAATCTGATAACCACCTGAGTCTCCTAAGATTAAGGTCTTTGAGCGATCACGCTGTTGTACCATAGCATCGGCATCCCAAGACTTAACTGGATCTAGTGTTGCGTGACCTGCTGAAAACAATGCGTATTTGTAATAGAAATAGCCTTGTTCTGGATCTAAGAAATCCATGCCTTGAATGCCGCGATCAAATCCTTTAGGGATACGACTAGGTTCGACGAATTGTTCTTTGCGTTGCTTACTCGGATAGTTAGAATAAAAACAACTAATCGCAGGCAAGTAAACTGCGTAATCTTTCTGTAAAGGTGTTAAATCAACTGGTGGTTTTTTCTGTGTCATATTCTTTCTTTGCTAGGATGGCTATTAATTCTAATTGTTCTTCAGCTTTATTTAGGTTTTCTAATGCAAGTTTAACAGATTTATTATCTTCTGCCAACTGTTTCCATCGCCGTTCTTTTTCAATACGTTCCATAACCCAATCAATAGCCCGCTCTGCGTCGGGAATTAATCCAACAGATGCTACATTTCCACCTAGTTGTAACCAACTTGCTCCATTATAAACTTCGAGTTTTTTATTATCGCCGTTATATCGAACCATACCAGAAGATGGAGTACCCATACTAACATAGGGGTTGTTATCATAACCCCCATGTATGTACATATATCGTCCTTGTTGGGTTATAGCGTCTATCATGCTTGTGCTGGAATAATATATTTGTAAGTTGCTAAACCGCTGTCTAACTCAATCTGCATTGCGCCTTCGTTACTAAAGCTAACTGACGCATTATTAGCATCGGCAATTTTAAGAATACTTAAAACGCTAGCAACCGGCCATGTCCATGCCTTGTTTAATTTACCTGTAACATCGGTAGCAAATGTAAACTCGCCACCATGACTTGCGGCATCACCGAAAGTAAACACTAGATTAGTACCATCTGTTTTTGCTAGGAACGTTGTGTGTTCTGTATTAGCGCCTGCCTGGAAGGCAAAACGTTGAATAGCCTGTACACTAGGTTGTACAGTGACATCCCATTTAACTCCGCGGAATTTAACAGTTTTTAATTTTTCATTAATGATTTCTGTGTTCATAAAGCGATAATCATTCTTAAAGTCTCCGCCTTTGTTTTCAAAGTGAATACCTACAGGAATATCTTCGCCGTTACGTTGTTGTTTAACAACCTCAATAACAGCATCTTCTTTGTATTCAGAACCGTCAATCAAATACTTTAATTTATTCAACTGTGGCATGCCAAAAACACCAATCATATCTGCGTATGGATTGGCTGTTTCTGCGTACATAATAACAGTACGATCATCAGCCATACTGTCGATTAATGTCTTTTTATCATCGCCTGTTACTTTTACGACGTTTAAAAATCCTAGGTTGTGAGTATGACCCACGATGTCTTGAAGAATGTCTTTCATTTTAGTTTCCTTTTGTTAAGTATATTTAGGTTTTTGGTATAAGTCAAATAAATTTTATTCAAAGTCGAATAAACTTCCAAACGTATTATTTTGAGTAGTTGACTCTAGATCCCACTCAAGTACGCCAATAAGGTTTTCTACCTTATTGTTAATAATAGTTGCCTCCATCTCACCGTGATCAAACGGCAAATCTTGGAACCATTTAGGTAATCGCAACTCATCTACTGGATATGCTACTGACGTATATCCCAATGGGTTTGCTTTTAGTTTACAAACAATAACTTTCATACCGTCTACAATTTGTTGACTGTACTTGTCACCATTCATTCTTTTGAGCGTATTCCAATTAATACTTGCTCTAACATGACCGGGCATATTAGCCTTGCCAGCTTTCTTTTCTTTTGCTTCGTATTCGGCAATGTTATTGGCTCGCTTGGGTGATCCTTTTTCCCAACCTGGACGAGCTTTAAATTCTGTCCTAAATTCCGCAATACGATCTAAGATTTCTTCTTCCTCGCTACCGTTAAGCACCTTAGTTAAGATTTCTTCTAAGAACTTTTGCATAAATTCTGGAGTATCACTACGCTTTAAATCTAGACCCATAGCCTTGATTTTACCTGGCTTACCTTCTACGTCGCTACGTTTACCTTCTTTATCATAATACAAGACAGCATAACGTTTCTTAGTAATGAACAGGCCTTTAATGGCAACAATTTCACGACCAGCTTTAATAACTTCTCCACGGCTCTTTGGACAATGGAAACTGTCTAACATAAACTGCGGAAAGGTAGTATTAACTTCTTCGGCAATTTGATCGTAGAGTTGTATTACTGTTTCTTTAGTCCAAGGAATCTCTTTCTTTTCAATTTCACGTCTTAAGGTTGTAAACGCACTAAAATATGCCGAGTCAGTATCGCCGTAGATAATGGATTTGCCCACGTGATTATATTCACCAGTAACAACTTCATTTATTTTACCGGCCATATGTTTAGCAATTTGTCGTCCTGTAAGAGTAGTGGATTGTCCAATTCTATTATCAAAGAACCTACAACCAGCGTTAAGAATAGCACCGTATAAACTGTTAAGGTTAATTTTCTTAACCAACTGTCTTTTATCCCAATATTCTTCTTCAATTTTATTTCCTGCCTTTATTGCGTCTTTAAGTTTGGCCTGCATTTCTTTACGTTCAGCATACCAACGTTTTAGTAAGCCAGGAATAATACCTTCATTTTCATGTGTAAAGATTGTGCCGTTAGCACTAAGCATCCACGGTTGTTTGCTTTCAAAAATTAATTCATAGATTTGAGCACCAGATAACACATCAGTTTCTCCTGACTCCCAATCAATAATAATTTCTTGAGCTTTGTCCTTTGCCATAACAAGTTCGTATTCATTACTGCCAAATTTGCCTTCCCAGCTTGCGGCAAAACTATTTCCTTTGGCAATCTTTGCTTCGATTTCTTCTTTAGTATAATTTTGGCGTAATTGACCAACGATAGTTTCTGGCCCCATGTTTAATGCTCGAATTACACTTGGGTATAGACTATTAATATCCAGTGACCCGATCCAGTCATGAAGTCCTTTCTTTGGATACGCAACATACGCACCTGCCGCCGCTGTATCGACACCTTCATCTCTGCGAGGACGACTTGGAACAATTAATCCTCTGTGATGAGATTCATTAATAATAGCCTGTTCAGTTACTGCCACAGCACCCATTGTTGTTTGTAGCAACACAGTATTTTCATGAGCAATAGTATTTGCTAGATCAATAAATTTTAATTTTTTATCTAACTTGTCTAGCAATGAAGTATCTTGTCTATTGTATTCAATGAATTTACGGAAGTCATTATTATATAACTGATCAAGTGTGCCTTCGTATACAGTTTTGTTTTCGCCAATTTCCATTTCGCCGATAGCATCCAAGCGATATGTATGACGTTCTTCATATGTATATTTCCGATATAATTCAAGACTATCTAAGTGTACACGGCCGTGAAAGTCATAGGTTACAGCATCCTTACCATACTTTTCATACTCACGCTTTTTAGGCATTTGGTCCCATAAACAAAAACGTCTGGTATCTTCTTTGCTTAGTACCTTAGTAACACGATTTACGGTATATGGTACGTCAAATCCTTCACTGTTCCAACCGCTAATAATGTCGGCATCTTGAATTAAATCAAGAAATGCGTCAAGCATCTCCGCTTCTGTTTCAAATAGCATGGTGTTGGGGAATTCTTTAACCTGTTCAATAGCCTGTTCCATAGTCAATGTCTTTGGAGGAATAGCAAAAGTTACTAGTGTCTCCATCCATTGTAAATGAACTGAAATTGCAGTAATTGGCATAAACGCATCGTCTGGACTAGCGTAGCCGCGCTCTGGATCAAAGTCTACCTCAATGTCAAAAAATGCTACATTAAGTTTAGGAGGATCTTGATTTTGATAATTTTCTTCGAGAATACGAAATACAGCGTTAATATCGCTTTCGTATAATTTGTGACTGCTGTGGATTTTTTGTTCTTTAATAAAGTCTTTCCAACTTTTAGCTGTGACTTTGTTTAAAGGTTCGTTATAAATTGATCTAAATTTGCCCCGTTGGTCTGGGTAATAGAAAATATATTTGGCAGGATAATCTGTATAGATCCTACCTTTTTTTGGGTCCCGTTCAACGACGCGAACAACGTCCTTTTCACGATCCCATATGGCATCGACATAACTCATTCTTTTCTCCACCGATTATGGCCGGTTTACCTTTCCTTGCGATTTATGGCTCGCTGGACCTTATTCAACAATATTTATTATATATTAACTAGCATACGGACAAGTCCGAGAGTATCAATGCTTACTAACAAGATATAGTTAGCCAACATGCCAAAGCTCTTGCGAGTCCAACTAGCCCACGCATACATAGCACAGCCACTAATCCAGATAGGATATAATATAAGAAGAGGAGGATTAGGGACTGTGACTGCCATTGTGATACTACAGCCAATACTAATAGCCCAAGCAAGGAGCTCAATAAGAAACCTAAACTTATTAGAGCGCCAGTCATCTTTAATCCACCGTAAGGTTGGTTCAAATAATGTATCGATCATTAGTCTTCACGACGATTGGCGTGTCCACTAATATCAACAATAGTTTCCAAATCATCAAATTCGCGGAATACTTGATCCCATTGATCTTTTTGCGCAATGCGAATTGCTTTTTTGATAACGCTTGGCTTTACTTCTAGTTCTTCTGCTACCGCTTTAATTGTTTCGTTAAGACCTTCAGTTAAGTCTTGAATTTCTTGGAGAACGGTCATGCCCTCTGAAACAATTTGTTTAATCTTTGCTTGCTCTGGTGCGCCAAATGCTTTACTCATAAAAATCTCCTGTGTTCTATAGTATATATAGAGCTACAGGAGAAGTCAAGCCTTTTGTGACTTTTATTTCCAAATTTGTCGTTTACTGTCCCAACGCTTTCCGTATGTTTCGATAACTTCTAGTGTACGGTTTAATGAGTTAGCGTAATGTTCGTCAACCTCGGCTGGTTTTTTATGTTT